TTGAGGTCAATCCAGATGTGACTGATGGTGCTGGCGGAAGTCTGCCACTGCCCCAACGCGCACAGCCCCCGATGGCCTCTACTGGCCTTTTGCAAGCCAAATCGGGGGCATCTGAGGATATTAAAGCTGCAACTGGGCAGTACAACGCTAGTCTGGGCATGGGCGGAAACGAGCGCAGCGGCAAGGCTATTCTGGCCCGTCAGCGCGAGGGTGACGTTGGTACTTACCACTATGTTGACAACTTGGCGCGTGCCATACGTTACGTTACCCGGCAACTGGTGGACATGATCCCCAAAATCTACGACACCCAACGTATTGCCCGAATCATTGGTGAGGACGGCGAGACAAACATGGCAAAGATTGACCCGTCCCAAGAGATGCCGGTCAAGAAGATAGTTGACCAGCAAGGCATTGAGATTGACAAAATCTACAACCCCAATGTCGGCAAGTACGATGTGGTGGTGACTACCGGCCCAAGCTACAGCACCAGACGCCAAGAGACACGGGAAGAAATGGCCCAGTTGCTGCAAGGCAACCCTGCACTTATGCAGATCGCAGGCGACTTGTTTGTCAAGGCAATGGATTGGCCTGGGGCAGATGAGTTGGCTAAACGACTGGCTAAGACCATTGACCCCAAACTGTTGAGCGACGATGAAGACCCAGCCCTGCAAGCTGCCAATATGCAAATGCAGGCTATGGGTCAAGAGATGCAGCAAATGCAAGATATGTTGCAAAACGTCCAGCAGTCAATGGAAGCGCAACAGTTGGAAATTAAGCGGTTTGACTCGGAGGTCAAAGCCTACGATGTAGAAACCAAACGCATGACCGCAATGGCTGCTGCCATGACGCCTGACCAGATACAAGAAATTGTCTTGGGCACTGTGCAAGGCATGATTACCAGCGGTGATCTGATGAGTTCAATGCCGATGGAGCCGCAAGACCAGATGGGCCAAATGATGACGCCACCAAACCAAGGTATGTAATATGGCTACCACATCACTATCTCCCCCGCCCAAACTGCAATTCTTTGACGCCAACGGCGCACCGTTGGCTGGTGGGCAGTTGTACACCTACGCTGCTGGTACAACCACGCCACTAGCTACCTACACCGACAGCACTGGCGTCAGTGCCAACACTAACCCCATCATTTTGGACAGCCGTGGCGAGGCGAATGTTTGGCTTGGCGGGTCTAGTTACAAACTGGCTCTGTATACCAGCGCAGGCGTGTTGATCTGGACGGTTGACAACATTCGAGTAATTGGCCTTGGCGTCACTGTGCTAGATTATGTTGGCACTGGTTCACAGACTGCGTTTTTCTCTGCTGATAACGTAGCTGCCATTTACATCAACGGCGTCTACCAAAACCGCAACACTTACGTTGTCACCAGCGGCACGGTAACTTTTACTGAAGCGCCGCCTTACACATCCATTATTGAAGTTGTTTACAACTGAGGAATCGCTATGTTAAAAGCCGTCTCGTCCATCACCAACGCCATCGGTGCGTTGAACTACAAAGGCACATGGGATGCCTCGACCAATACTCCAACTTTGGCTGATGGCACAGGTGCAAAGGGTGACTACTATGTGGTCAGCACTGCTGGAACACAGACTTTTGGTGGTGTCCAACTTTTCTTTGGTCTAGGTGATTGGATAGTCTATAACGGTGCAGTCTGGCAACGAGTTGAGGGTGGTTCTGATGGCAACTTTGCCAATGTAACCTTGACTTCAACAGATGCTGGCGCAGCAGCGGCCCCATTGCTTGATCTCTATCGAGATTCAGCCAGCCCAGCGGCATCTGACACACTTGGCGAGATTGAGTTCAATGGTGAAGATTCAGCAGGCAACAAGCAAGCCTACGGTTTAATTCACGCATCTATTCTTAGCCCAACGTCAACCGCTGAACAGGGCCAGCTTCATTTCGAGACTGCAACTGCTGGCGCATTGACTGAGAAAATGATTATTGGCACAACCAATCTTGTGATTAACGAGATCGGTGCTATTTTTAACGTGCGTATTGAAGGCGATACAGATGCAAATTTGTTCTATACAGACGCAACAAATAGCCGTGTTGGTGTTGGCACAATAAGTCCAGCACAAAAGTTAGATGTTGCAGGTTCAATAAATCTCACAGGAGATGTAATTGCTGGAAGCGGCAAATTGCTTGTTGGAACTTCTTCGAGCCCTACCCAGCAAGCGGTCATTTATCGCACTGATTCCTCAACTGCTAACGGTTCGCTGCGGTTGGATGGAAACGGAAACTATGCCGGTATTCAATTTGCCCAATCAGGAAATCTGCGTGGCTCTTTGTCAACAGACGCAGCCGGTTTGTACATGACGCACGAATCAAACATATATTTTTATACAGGAAGCTCAGGCAATGTAGGCGGCACAAATCGTATGCAAATTGATTCTAGCGGCATCGTTACTATGTCAGCCTACGGCGCTGGCGCAGCAACATTCTCAGCCGCTGGTGTCATATCTTCAGTTTCTGATGAAACTTGGAAAATTAAAGATGGGGTTCCAACCGACCCAGATGCAATGCTTAAAAAGCTGGAGCCGGGATATTGGTACTACAACGATGAGAAAAAAGAAACATTCGGTGCTGACAGGCAATTGGGCTTCTACGCACAAAACGTAAATGCCGCCATTGGCCCAGAAGCAGCACCAACCCCAGAACCAATTACTACAAAAAACAAAGACGGAAGTGAAACGACTGTTACAAAACCGTGGGGTTACTATGACCGTTCTGTCTTGGCGATAACTGTTATGTCTTTGCAAAAAGCACTTGCGACAATTGAAACCCTCACCGCCCGTATCACAGCACTGGAGGCACAATGAAAACCACTTGGGCAATTTCTCAACTTGATCGCCAAACATCTGGTAGGTTTGTATCATGTCTCTGACCAAAGTTTCCTACTCAATGATTGAGGCAGCGCCGGTTAATGTTGCCGACTATGGCGCTGTTGGCAATGGGGTTACAGACGATACGGCAGCGTTTGTAGCTGCTTTTGCTGCTTTGCAAGCGTTGGGTGGCGGTCAAATAACTGGCGGTCAAGGCAAAAACTATGCGATTGCTGCACCCATTGGCAGCACACTGATAACCCTTACGTCTTGCAACAACATCAACATTGATTTTTCAATGTGCAAGATTACGGACACCACCACATACACAGGAACACAAGCATCTATTCTTTTTAACTTTGTAACTTGCAGCAAAATTAACTTGTCTGCAAACGTGGTGTCTCAGCAGGCTATTACTTTATCGCCAACAACATTAAGTTTGCGTGGACTAAAAGTTGTGCGATTGACGCAGGGCGGTAGCCTGCTGAATGTCAACTTAAATTTGATTGGCGGTTTTGAAGGAATCAACGCTTTCAAACTTTACACCGATCCAGCATCGTATCAATTTTCCGGCATCACTGGAACGATCAAAGCGTATGGTGTTTATTACCCTTATGTTGGCACATTTTCGGGTAACAACGTTGATTTGATTCTTGAGGAAGAAAATTGCGGCAGATCGTTTTTTATCTATGGTGTGCAGCATAACAAGTTTAGGCTGTACACTAAAAACATTCAATCGACTGCGCTCATCAAAGCCTACAATGGATATGGATGCCAGAATGTTGATGTTGACTGGACAGATGTAGACAGTACATCAAATCAGTCTGCTGCACCCAGATTGTCGATTGAATGGGGCGATTCAACAGCCGCTATTCATAGTGACATCCGCATCAACGTAAACTGGAAAAACCCGTCTGCATCTCCTTGGGGTAACAGCCTTGGATTTGCAAAATTTTCAGACGGTGGTGGAACGGCTGACACAACTGGCCGAGGACACCGTTTGTATGGCCTCGCGCTGACTGGTTTTTCAGACAACACTGGAACGGCTGTTAATCACGTTAATTGGGAAGCGGGAGCGTTTTCTACGTCAGGAACTCCAGACTTGATGACGGGATATGAAATTGGGCCATACGTGGCGCTGGGAGGTAATAACGCGATGTCTTTTGCAATGTCTGCACTTGGAGTTGCTGTTTTTAGTTCTGTATCTACTGAACATAATATCTACACCGATAACGGTTCTGTAGGCCGCGTATTGTTTAACAACTGCCAAGCTGTATCGTATACATCAGGCACAAACAACACCGACCAGCACACCTATCTTTACTCCAATATTGCATCTAGTCCTTCTGGAGGTTTGCAAGCATATAACATTTCCAAACGATTTGTTGAAACGCAAATTAATACGGCGGGTTATGTAACTGGACGCACCACGCAAACGGAAAGCAATTCAAAGTCTGGAAGTTTAACTTCATCGCAAAACATTTTTAAGTTGTACCCAATTAGCGGTAACAGCATGATGTTTACATTGAAATACTATTTGACTAGCGATCAGGCCGAAACTGATCCAGCAGTCAAAAGTGAAACTTACGGCATTAAATCTCTTACAGCGTTTTTGAACGGAAGTGGTACTTGGACGTTGCAAACAGCAGTCGCTAACATGGTGGCTGAAAGAACACAGAACACTGCGTCTGTGCTTACTGTTTCATTGGTTAATGGAACGTCTGCTGGTGCTTTTATTGCAGTGTCAGCTACAAATTACAACGGGGCAAGTGCAATGGGTTCTTTTGAACTAAGTTCAACAACGGGCAATCCGTTTGTTGCGCTTGATCCTGTTTAATTATTTTTTGTTGATCTTGATTGGAGATAAAATGTTTGTACAAAAAATCACTGCTATTGACTTGATTAAAGTAATTGCAGCTTACAAAGCAGCACAAGCTGCACAAGGAATCTGACATGGCTAACGAACAATCCGCATTTTTTCCGAACGGCCCGACCGTTGTGGTTACCGCTAATTCAAGCGCCCCAACAGCCGCGCAGATTCTGCCGACTTTTACGGCAGTCACGCCGCCTACCAACCAGTACCGAGTAATCAATGCTGGAACTGTGGTGGCCTTTTTAGGTGTTGGTGCAACGGCTGCAATTGCAGTCACCAATGCGGCGGCGGTTACTGCAACCGGCAATGGAATTCCGTTAGTTCCTGGCGCTGTGGAAGTGTTTAACTTCCCGCCAACCTCATTTTTTACCGCAACAGCGGCATCGTCCACGACTCTTTACATCACTCCTGGACAAGGACTATAATGTTTGTACTGGCCCAATGACCAGGGAATCTTAGGATTCAAAAATGTCAGAGATAGAGCAAGTAGCGGAATTAGCCCCCGCGCCGGAACTGGAAACCACGGCGGTTACTCCAGAACCTGTAGTTGAAACGCCGGAAGTAGCAGCTAAGACATTCTCGCAAGAGGAACTTGACGCCGCTATTGGTAAACGCCTCGCAAGAGAGCAGCGAAAGTGGGAACGAGAGCGACAGCCTGCGCCAGCAGTGGCAGTGGACTTGCCTCCGCAAGATCAGTTTGAGTCGGTCGATGCTTACGCAGAGGCCAAGGCTTACAAGCTGATTGAGCAGCGGGAACTCCAGAAACAGCAAGCTGAGATTCTTGATGGGTATCACGAACGTGAAGAAACGGCTAGGTCTAAGTACAGCGACTTTGAACAAGTTGCCTACAACCCCAGCCTCAAGATTACGACCGTGATGGCACAGACGATTCAATCGTCGGAAATTGGGCCTGACTTGGTTTATCACCTTGGCTCAAATCCGAAAGAGGCAGATCGTATTTCTCGACTAGCGCCTATTTTGCAAGCTAAAGAGATTGGACGACTTGAGGCTAGGTTAGCCGAAAACCCCGTCCAAAAGCGTACTTCTGGTGCGCCTGAGCCGATTTCACCAGTCACCGCCCGAGGGGTGGGTTCTGGGTCTTTTGACACAACTGATCCACGGTCTATCAAGACCATGAGTACCAGCCAGTGGATTGAGGCCGACAGAGCGCGACAAATGAAAGCGTTACAGGCGCGAAAGTTTTAATTTATTTTCTAAGGAAAAATCGTGGCTAACAGTATTCTTACCATTGACATGATTACTCGGAAGGCTCTTGAGATTCTTGAGAACAACCTGGTAATCACCCGCAACGTGAACCGACAGTACGACGACAGCTTTGCTGTTAGTGGTGCAAAAATTGGTTCTACCCTGCGTATTCGCCTGCCTGACCGGGCACTGGTGACTGACGGTGCAGCCCTGCAAGTGCAGGACGATGCCGAGCAAAGCACCACGCTGACGGTGGCAAGCCAAAAGCACATCGGCGTGAACTTCACTACCGCTGAGTTGACTTTGCAGTTGGACGACTTTGCAGAGCGGGTTCTCAAGCCTCGTATCTCGCAGTTGGCCTCCAGCATTGACGCTGACGTTGCTAATGCCTACAAAACCATTTTCAACACCGTAGGCACTCCTGGCACTTCTCCCGCTACCGCTTTGGTTCTGTTGCAAGCGCAGCAGAAACTAAACGAATCGGCTGCTGGCATGGCTCCACGCTACGCTACCGTTAACCCTGCCGCTAATGCTGGCTTGGTCAACGGCCTGTCTGGTTTTTTCAATCCCACCGACACCATCAGCAAGCAGTTTAAGAACGGCATGATGGGTACGGGCGTGTTGGGCTTTGACGAAATCAACATGAGCCAGTCCATCAAGGTTCACACCACGGGTTCCCGTTCTGGTACGATTTTGGTTAATGGTGCTGTTAGCACCCAAGGCCAATCGACTATCAGCATTGACGGCCTGACTGGTGCGACTGACACAGTGACTGCTGGTGATGTGTTTACGATTGCTGGTGTGTTTGCAGTTAATCCACAGACCCGTGAGTCAACTGGTTCGCTACAGCAATTTGTTGTTACCGCCGCACAAACGGCGTCTGGCAATGCTTTGGCAAACATGGCAATCAGCCCACCGATCTATACCAGCACAAACGCCTTGGCTACCGTTGACAGCTTCCCCGCTGACAACGCTGCCGTGACTTTTGTTGGTACAGCATCTACTTCCTATCCGCAAAACATGATCTACCACAAGGACGCCATCACGTTTGCTACTGCTGACCTCGTTATGCCCCAAGGCGTTGACATGGCTGCCAGAGCAAACCACAACGGTATCAGCCTGCGTGTGGTTCGTGCTTACGACATCAACAACGACCGTATGCCTTGCCGTATTGACGTTTTGTACGGCTTCAGCACTATTCGTCCTCAGATGGCTTGCCGTCTGTGGGGTTGATTTAACTCATTCGAAAGGAAATTATCATGGCTATTCCTAATGGCGCAGGCGGTCAACAACTTGGCGACGGCAACCTGATTGAAGCGGTGATGGGCGTTCAAACCATCCCAACTACTTTGACCGGCGACACAACTTTGACTGCGGCTCAAGTGGCAGTTGGTCTGGTTGTTTGCAAAAAAGCCTCGGACGCTACGTTGACAGTAACGCTGCCTACCGCAACGTTGCTTGACGCTTCTGTCCCAAGTGCAAAAGTTGGTTCGTCTTTCAATCTAACTATTTGCAATGACAACAACAGCGGTAGTTCATCTACTGTTCCGGTCACAACCGGCACAGGCATCACGGTTTTTGGTAATGTTACTGTTGCACGGCATGGTGCAAACACTTATCGTTTTGTGAAAACTGGCGATGCTGCTTACTCGGCCTTTTTGGTGTAAGCTAAATGGCAGTCATCTACCTACGTCACCCCGTGCATGGGACGAAAGTCGCTTGCATGGAAGCAGAGGCCGTTTATGACGAAAAGAACGGCTGGGTAAGGTTTGATGTAGATGCGGTAGACGAGCCTGTCACGGTGAACGAAATGAAACGTCCCCGTGGCAGGCCCCGAGTTGAGGTTATTGACGCAGGAGCATAGGGTATGACCACATCTGCTGGCGACCAGATAAACGGGGCATTGCGGCTCATTGGGATGTTGGCAGAGGCTGAGACACCTTCAGCCGCCACATCTGCTGACGCACTGTCGGCGCTCAATCAGATGATTGACTCATGGAACACTGAGCGGTTGTCAGTGTTCACCACGCAAGACCAAGTGTTTACTTGGCCTGTAAATCAAGCTACACGCACGTTAGGGCCAACAGGTAATTTTGTTGGCAATCGGCCTGTTTTGGTTGACGATGCCACCTACTTCAAAGATACCTCAAACGGTACTTCATATGGCATCAAAATAATTAACGAGCAGCAGTACAACGGCATTGCTGTTAAGAACACAACCAGCACCTACCCACAGGTGCTGTACGTCAACATGGGCTACCCCGACATTACGATGACGGTGTACCCTGTGCCTACTTCGCCGCTTCAATGGCACATCATATCGGTTGAAGAATTGACACAGCCAGCAACTCTGGCAACTACGCTGTCATTTCCACCAGGCTATCTACGGGCCTTTAGGTTCAACCTAGCCTGTGAGATTGCCGCTGAGTTTGGCGTCGAGCCAAGCCCACAGGTGCAGCGGATTGCCATGACCTCCAAGCGCAACATCAAGCGCATCAACAACCCTGACGATGTGATGGCAATGCCTTACGGCATAGTCGCTAATCGTCAACGCTATAACATTTACGCTGGGACATTTTAATTATGACTACCGTTGCCATCTCTGGTTTGCCCGTTGCCACCGTCATCAACGCTGCCGATATTGTTCCGTTTGTCCAAGCTGGTACAACCAAAAGCATCAGCAAGACCTTGCTGTTTACTAGCCCGACAATGGTTACGCCTGTGCTGGGTACAGTGACCAGCGGAAACATCAGTGCTTGTACCAGTACCAGCATGATATTGACCACGCCTGTTTTGTCAGGCCCGGCCCTCGGCACAGTAGCCAGCGGCAACATCAGCAATTGTCTTAGCACGGGTATGGTGTTAACCACGCCAACCATGACCGGCCCGGTGCTTGGTGTAGCAACTGCAACCAGCTTGACTGCTGCGGGTAGTGTTTTAGTCAATAACAGCTCTGGAAAAACTGGTTACACCACTGGTGCTGGTGGTGGTGTTGTTCAAGCAACCTCTCGCACAAATACTGTGGTGCTAAATAGGCCAACTGGAGCAATTACTTTGTTCAGCGCAGCGGGTTCAACCACCGCAGCAACATTTACGGTAAGCAACAACACAGTAGCAGCAACTGACGTAATTATTTTGAACCAAAAGTCAGGAACGGATTTGTATGATTTGATGGTAACTTCAGTTTCAGCAGGTCAATTTAACATTACATTCCGCACCACGGGCGGCACAACGGTGGAAACCCCTGTTTTTAGCTTTGCTGTTATCAGTGGTGCTGTTTCTTAATGAAATCACCCATCCTTGGCAGCGCCTATGTTGCCCGTAGCGTCAATGCTGCGGATAACAGGATGGTCAACCTGTTCCCAGAAATCATCCCAGATGGAGGGCAAACAAGCGGGTTCTTAAACCGAGCGCCTGGGCTTGACTTGCTGGTGACGGTTGGGACAGGGCCAATACGGGGCTTGTGGACGTTTAACGGCGTTGGCTATGTGGTTAGTGGCACTGAACTCTACAGCCTCACCACGGCTTATGTAGCCACCTTGCTTGGCACGGTAGCAGGTACTGGGCCTGTCAGCATGAGCGACAACGGCACTCAGTTGTTCATTGCAGCCAACGGGCCGGGTTATATTTACAACAGCAGCACCTTAGTCTTTGCTCAGATCACAGACGTTGACTTTGCTGGTGCGTCCATAGTCGGTTACTTGGACGGCTACTTTGTCTTCATCCAACCAGACAGCCAGATATTCTGGGTGACGCAACTGTTGGACGGCTCATCAGTTGACCCGCTTGATTTTGCCAGTGCCGAGGGTTCTCCAGATGGTGTAGTCAGCATGATTGTTGACCACGGGCAAATTTGGCTGTTTGGCACTAACTCGGTCGAGGTCTGGTACGACTCCGGCGCTGCCGACTTCCCCATGACCCGTATCCAGGGTGCGTTCAATGAAATTGGTTGCGCTGCGGCCTTCTCTGTTGCCAAGTTGGACAACGGCATTTTCTGGTTAGGCGCAGATGCGCGAGGCCAAGGCATCGTTTATCGGGCCAACGGCTACACCGGCACTCGAATCAGCACTCACGCTATTGAGTACGCCATTGCCCAGTACGGCAACATTTCTGACGCTATTGCCTACACCTACCAGCAAGAAGGCCATGCTTTCTACGTCCTGACATTCCCCACTGGCAACGCCACTTGGGTCTACGATGTGTCCACCCAAGCGTGGCACGAACGGGCGGGGTTTGACAACGGCCTGTTCATGCGCCACAGGTCAAACTGCCAGATGGCGTTTAACAGCCAAATTGTGGTGGGCGACTACGTTAACGGCAACATCTACGCTTTTGACTTGGATGTGTACGCCGACAACGGCGGCATCCAAAAGTGGCTGCGTTCATGGAGAGGCTTGCCAACTGGTCAGAACAACCTTAAGCGAGTCGTACATCACACCTTGCAACTTGACGCTGAAACAGGCGTAGGTCTGGGCGTATATCCAGAGCAAACTGCTGATGGCATCATTACTGAATTGGCAAACGTACCACCAGCAGGGCCAAGCTACCAATTGATTGCAGAATTCAATTGGGAGTATCTGGCAACCGAAAGCGGCATTGAACTTACGACCGAGGCTGGCGACGGTTTTGAATCTTTGGTGACCTTTGCCTACAGTGGCCCAGACATTGATGGCGCTGAGATTGTCACCGAGTCATTCCCCGCCACCCCAGGCTACGACCCGCAAGTTATGCTGCGTTGGAGCGACGATAGTGGTCACACCTGGTCAAGTGAGCATTGGACTAGCATGGGCAAGATCGGTGAGTATGGCTACCGCACGTTCTGGCGGCGGCTTGGCTCATCCAGAGATAGGGTCTACGAGGTCAGTGGCACTGACCCGGTAAAGATTGTCATCATGGGCGCTGAGTTGGTGTTAAGTCCAACATCAAGCTAATATGTCAAACGTCACTCAAATCCCTGCGCCTCGGGTAATGTTTACCCAAGACGGGCAGATCACGACCCAATGGTTTCGTTGGCTCAACAACGTCTACACCATCACCGGCTCTGGCCTTGGCATCACGCCAGTCATCAACGGCGGTACGGGGCTGGGCACAATCCCCACCAATGGGCAGTTGCTGATTGGCAACGGCACGGGCTACGCCCTGCACACCCTGACTGCCAGCACAGGCATTACCGTAACCAACGGCGCAGGGACAATAACTGTTACCAACAGCCTGCCAGACCAGACAGTGGTGCTGACGGGCGCAGGCACAACGGTTGTGACCGGAACTTACCCGAGTTTTACAATCACAAGCAATGATGCGTTTGTAGGCACGGTGACCAGTGTTAGTTGGACAGGCGGCATTGTGTCTGTTGCCACCCCAACCACCACGCCAGCGTTTACCATTGCAGGAACCAGTGGCGGCGTACCGTACTTTTCTAGTGGCACAGCCTGGGCTTCCTCTGGCGTGTTGACTG